TATTGTAGCATCTTTACTCTTAGATAGACCTAATCTTACAGTCTCATCAGAGCCATGTATTGTTGGCACCCAAACACCAGAATCTCTATATGCAGGTATATCTAGTCTTAATTGTATTTCAGTACCTTCAGGAACATTCTCTAAAGCGTTTATTTTATCTATTTGATTAGCTCTTAAAGCGCCACGCATTTCATTAACTGTTGCGGGTGCCGGTACAGTTTCATATGGCACTATAGGTTTTACTTTATTTACCAGCTTATCATACTGTTCATATGTGATTTTACCTTCTGATAATCTCTTAGCCGCTTTTTGTAAAGCATCTAACCTAGCTGTAACATCTTTAAATGACTGTTTTATTCTTTCTATATTACCTAGTTCAGGTCTTATATACCCGGCAGCTATGCCAGCGGTAGAGTACTTTTTACTACTTCTAGCCTGTTTATCTGCTTTCTGTCTTTTCTTAATTTCAACTTCAGCTTTGGTTGAAAGAATATTTGCAAATATTTGATTTGACTGAGTAAATCCTGCATCATAGTTACTTGTAAATATTGCTTTAAGTATTCTAATAATTCTATCAAATAGACTCTTTGGCTTTCCAACAATTTTAAATTTGCCATCTGCGTAATCTCTAAACATTTCTGCAACAGCTTCTTCTTGCACGGCCTCCTCTGTCATGCCTTCTTGGTTTCGGTATAAGGCTGTTGCTCTTTCCATGTATGTATATTCTTTAGTTACAAACTTACCATTTTTCTCACCAACATATTTTCTCTTTGTAGCGGCAACTACTAAAATATTATAATCTGCATCTGATATGGCGCCCATATTTCTTAAAGCGTGTATTATTTCATGGTTTAAAACGCCTGATAATTTCTTCGTTAATTGTGCCTCTGTAAGATTAGGATCATATAAATCCATTGCCAAACCAATGATACGCTTACCATCAGGTGTTGATGTAAAATAACCCTCTATTCCTGCATCAATCTCACCTTTTTGATCTTTTATTATAGATTCACCTTGTAACTTAACGCTACCTAAGCCCATATCTTGAAGTTGTTTGTTTAAATTATTTAATACAGAAGTTAATTTTAACTTATACTCTTCTGTGTACGGTGACTTAGCAGCTTGATCAGATGTTCTTTTAGCAGTGTAATCAGGCACGACATTATCTGCCTCTACCTTTTCTGCTTCTTTTGCATCAACTTTGTTTGAAGCTCTTTCTAAAATATCTGCTTCATTCTTTAAAGCTAGATATTCTTTTGCAAGATTGTCTATTTCTTCCTCAGATACAGCTT